TGAGCCGTTTCCAGGCTGCAATATCGTCATGCTCCGATGCCATAACGATAGCTGGTCTGATCGCCTCAACATCTCGGATGCTTTCGACGATACGAGTAAATTTGCCGTCCACCTCCGCTGGGTACGCATAGACAGCATAGAACGCACGGTGTGCTACTGTCAAGGGTGATATACGACTCGCAATCCCGTTTTCCCTGAGCCAGTTGGTCCAGCCGAGTATTTCTTTAACGGCTCGTGTGACTGCAAGACTCCTGTCGTCTACAGGTTTACCTTCGAGAATGTCTGAAACAGATCTCGCTAAAAGTTTTTCAAAATCAATTCCATCCTCTTCAATCTTGATGTCTTCAAGTGCATCAGTCACATCGAAACGTTCGCCTTTGGCCTCTTGAGGCAGGGCGTGAAAGGCTTTAAGAGCCTCATCAATTTTTTCTTTAGGGATAAATTTATCTGTAATTGTCAGTATCCCTTCTACAGATTTAGTTCCGTAGAAAAGATTTGGAACCTGCGTGGCTCGTATATCTGATCCAGGAATGTCTTTGGAGATTGCTCGAGTAAACCACTGGTAAAAATCTCCGTCGATGATAGGTTTTTCGAGGCCAAAAACCAGTCTGAATCGAGGCCATGACTCAGAAGTAGAAGGAGAGTCATAAGCAAGAGAAAGATATTTTTTACATATGTCTAACTCTTGCGCTTGTTCCCAAGTAAGTTCTTGTTTTTGAATTTTGTTTCCATCAGCATCTTTTCCATCAGCTTGATTATCGATATCAATAATTATTAATCCAGCATGGATGATGCCAGTACTATCTTTCACACGCTTTCCTTCAAGCATGTGCCACGCACACAAGCCTTTACGCTGTCCTACCTCGTCTGCTATACCTAGAGCATCGAGTTCTACAGCTTCCCAGTTATTGTTGAAAGATCGGAAGTCACCGCCTGCCTCAATTTTGCCCGTAGCAGCATCTAGTGCACTGACGACTTTGCTGTTTACAGAACAAATGAATTGCATGACGTGATTTGATGTCCTCCCATTCTGCCTTGGATCTAGGCTTTTAACACGCTTCTGACAAAGTTTTAAGACTGAGCGGCCTTAGGACGCACCTCGTTAAAGAATTTGTCGACTAAGGCTAGCCACGCAAGCTCGTCCTTCTCTACTTCAGTCTCGCCGAAAGTAAAGACCTGTGTTTGGTAGTCATCGATCGGGGTGGAAACAATAATCTGCGTCTTATTAATTTTGATACCTAAGCAAGCCTCTGCTGCGAGTTTGTAAGCAGCTAATTGTAGCCGTGTCTTTTTGACTTTAAAAACTCCTGAGATTAGAGCCTTCTTCGTCTTCTCGTCGACGTTGGATTTTTTATTTGGGAACCGCGCACTGTAGGGACCTGCGCTCGTTTTGAAATCAGCCAGGACAATCTCTGCATTGTTATCCATGTAAATCAAATCACAGCACCCCGCATATCCGTGCTTTGTATTTTCGTCGTAATAAAAAATTCTTCCTACACCATCGTCGCCGACATACTTAGACCATTTCGGTTGGTTGTAAGGTCGTTCAGACCACAAGACTCTTCCGCCTTCAAGGATCTCATCCATTCTTTCCGGAACTCCTTTCCAAAAAGGAGCGTACGCTTCCGGAGGTACGACTTTTAGACCACGAATATGATTCTCAGTCGCTTCGTGGATCCATGTTCCCCTTGCTGCTGCGGCGTCTGCTGCGCCAGGGTTCATGATGTTCCAGTGCGCCAACTTCTGTTGAGTCTTGGCAGACTGGGTGCTGCTTAGGATAGACGTTACAGAGGGCAAGTAATCAGGTACTCCAGGGCATTTGTAATGCCGAAGTCCATTAATAGTCTTACGTGTATCCATGTTTTCTACTTTATTTAATACTAGAACTGCGCTAGCCCGCTGCCTGGACCGTTGTTGTCACCTTCATTTTCATCGATGAAGAATTCACTTTTTTGATACTCGAACTCTCTATTACGTTGATCAAGTTCACTTACAAGACAACGACCTGCTGAGAAAGAATCAGCAACTAATTCTGCGATTTCATCTGCTGAGCGGGGCTGACCAGCGTGGTCAACACACTCCTGCAAAAGTTGATGGCTCACTAACAGTGAAGCAATAGTGTCTAGCTTTTTATTTGTTTCCTGTTGCGCTTCAATCCACTGACTTAACAAGAGCTGAAGTCTGCCTTTCATTTTTTCATAAAAAAGATTTTGGTCGCTGCCAGCTTACATCGAAATCAATATTTGTCCCTTTATCTGTTGGCTTTGCTTTGTCGTATACCATCCATGCAGATGTTACTGAGTCTTTTGTTTTGCTTTGGTCCGCACGAAATATTGGTCTGGGATTTAAAACGATAAGGTTAGATAAAGATTTTTCCAGAAGGAATGCAGATCTCGCTCGTGTTGGCTCAAGAAATGTTAAGCGGTCAAGAATAATAAGACCCCTACTAGCCAGTTCGTAACCAGGTTCGATAATCCACTGTACGTTTTCGCGTACGCCTTGGGTAATCGCCAAGGTCCAATCGAAGTCAGGAAGGTTTTTCCACCAAGAAGCATCGAGGTAATCGGTATCACTGTCGGCTCGAATGCAGTCGATGTGTCCCAATGAATTTAGTTGAGCCTCCAGCTGGCCGTCTGTATCAAGAGGTAGAACAATCCTCCCTGACACGAGGTTTTTTTCTGCAATAGGATTAATAATATTGTCGGGTACTTTATAAAAGCTCATGGAAAGTGATGATTTACTACAACGCTTACGTGATTATATGACGATGGAACAAGAGTTTTATCATCAAAGGTTTATGTCACGCGCACGAAAGATCGATAAAGTAGAGGACTTTGTAGAGATCTTAGACCTGCTTCACTCAAACTACTTAGTTCAGAAAAGGCTTTTTCATAATCTTGCAAAGTCTGTCGCTGATTCTGGAGTCGAACTTCCAGCACTCAGTGATCTTCTCAAGTCATAAAAAAACCGCCGAGAGCACTCCGGCGGTTCGTCCTGTGTGATTCGTCTCTAGATTACACCGAAAGACCTGCAGCTTTCAACGCTTCTTTCTGTTCCTTTGTCAGTTCTTTAGAATTGTCTGACGTGGGCTCTGGAGGGGCTGCCTTGGGTTCGCCAGCACCTGCAGGGAGAGCGCTCAAACCTTCTGCTTTAGCACCCTCCAACTGAGGGTTCGCTTCGTCAAAAGCTGCTTTGATCTCAGAGTGATCTGTTCCCAAAGGTAATTCGACCAGATTCGCACCGGAGATATGAGAACGAAGTGCACTTGATACCAAGTCTCCTCCATCGCTCTGGAGCCAATCATTAATATCTTTGATAAGAGTTTTTTCTTCGTCGTCTTTGACTGGCCGATCAACGAACTCAAGCACGTTGTAATTAACTTTACCAGTGTCTGCGCCCGTCACCGGATCAGTCTGAGTAAAGCTCCTTTGAACGAACTTGGTCTGAGTCACGACCTCCGCAACATTGATGCGGTTGTTGTAAAGGGTTTGGAAATATGAGATGAAGTTTTTCTGACTGCTTTTCCCAGAGATAACAGCAGTTGATACGCATCTACTAGGTAGCAGACGATGAGTAGGGTCCACACCAATAAACGCAACCCGGATGAATTCTTGACGGTTTCGCATGCCGAGGTTCCCATAGAAGGGAGTAAACCCGAGCAGTACAAATGAAATAGGGATTCCATTGTCGTTGGAATCTGTGATTGCTTGATCGGGATCCGTGTCCGACTTCCAGCGACGCTGCTGAAGATCGATACGGAGCGTGTGCGGTGGGACTTGGCAGAGAATTTCATCAGCCGCAAATTGTCCAGCAATAAAGACCATGATTAATCAGAGGGAGAAGTTAATTGAACCAATAGCCGCTGCAGCGACTTGACCTTTTTCGGGGTCAGCTGCTTTCTTGGGCGCGGACTTCGTGCCCTTAGGAAGGTACAGAATCTGATCAACTGCGTAATTCAGATACTGCTTTTCACCTTTTTCGCTTGTGCTAACTCGACCGACAGCGATTGTCGGTGTTCCGTTAGGTAGCTCAGAAAGTTGTTTGGAGTGCTGGTTCCAAGCAGTGAGCTTGAACCAATTCGTTTCTTTGTCGTCAGGGGCTTGCCAGGCGATAGATCGGTTTGTGACAGTTGAGTCACCGACCTCGCTTTCTTCTGACTTCGGACCAAGTCCACCGCATGCCATAAAAGTATTGATGGCAAGGATGTCGCTGAAGTTTTCAGGGGTGACAACCAACATTGGTTGCATCTGAATCACTCCATCCGGCGTGGCTTTGGTAGGACCGATGGCAAGTACCTCTTGTTTTTCGTCAAGGTCTTTAAGGAGTTTGCCAACGTAATGATCTTCTTTTTGGATCAGTTGGACTTTGGTTGAGATTTTTTTGTTTGAGGAGGGCAAAGATTCAGCAATGACGTTGACTTTGCCGTCTTCGACCAGAGCGGAATCTGTGACCCTAAGTCCTAGAAGAAAGACGTTCATCTTTGAGGATTCGGTAGATCGTTGAGCGGTGTACGTTGAGTGCCTTAGCGATTTGCGGAACGCTCGCGCCTTGGCTACGGAATGCTAAAAGCATCTGGAGATCCCCGCCACCAAGTTTTGAATTCTTTTCATGTAAATACTGGTTATGGTATGGGTTTACACACAATGGATTCTTGCATATATTTTTTACTACAGCATCCTTCGTTATATCTAAGTAACCGAGTATGAGCGGGCGCACATAAAATCTTTTACCCAATGTATACACAGCTGGGACTTTGTTTACGACTGAACCTTCCCAGTCAAAACATTGCTTGTGATCAAAATCGTTGAAAGCTAATTTTTCAAACAGTTCACTCAGCCTGTTTTGTTTGGCTTTGCCGTAGCCCAGCTCGAATCTATCTGCTTCTAAACTTCGAGCAATATCAAGTGCTTGCGCCTGCGCGTGGGCAGCGTCGAATGCTTTGATTGATATTTTTACTTCAATCTGCGCCTTCGAAAGTAAAAGGCTGTACTCCTCAGAAGACATCATCTAATAAAGGTCCGAAGAGTGTAACACCCCTCGGACTTTTTGAGATCAGCCCATCAGTTCGCTGAACAGGTTGCCGACGTTAGGACCGACATTTAAACCTCTATCTTTGGCGCGTCTGCCAACCTTTAAGATTTCGTCAGACGTCGCTCCTTTATCGATAAGTGCTCGGACATCTTGGAGACCGAAACCTCCCTGACCGTACGCGGCGTAATCAAAATCTTCAAAGCGATCTTTTGGCGCGGGCATATCACCCGACATCATTTTCTGGTTGCTTTGAGCGGGTCGGTCTGGTGAGTCAGGAGCAGATGCGCGTGGGTTTGTGGCGTTTAATCCCTCTAAATAAGTTTCGTAGAAAGGTTTGAGACTTCCGGTGACGTTTCCAGTTCTGTAACCAGTGTCTCCGTAAGCATCGCCGCCTTGTCCTTTGAAGCCCATTTCATAAGCATCAAAACGATTTTGAATCTGACCGATCCGATCTAACTTGGTGTCGTCTCCACCGGGACGGAAGAAAGCTTTGGCTTCCAGGAATCGACGTCCTGCGTCTGCCTGATCGAAGAACGGTTTATCAGCTGAAAACTGTTGGTTTACGAAAGCGCTGTAAGCATCTGCTCCTCCTTCTGCACCTTTTCCTCCAAAAGGCGCAGCGCCTGCTTTGGTAATAACGTCTTTATAAGGTTCGAAACCTTCTGCACGAATGTTTTTGTACAGACGATCAATGTCAAAACCGTAGTCATCACCTTTTTGAAGATCTTTCAAAAGAGGATCAAAAAGTCTGTTATAAGTTTCTTGATCGCCAATTTTATCTCCAAGTGTCCGACGCAGAAGCTGATTTGCTTTTCCTACAGCTTCTTGCTTACTCAAATCCTTGGTGTAATCCATAGGCGACCGGCTGAACTGGACGTCTTGGGCTTCAAAGAAAGGCTGTGTCGGAGTAGGTTCGGGTTCGGAAGGAGTAGGAGTCGGCTCCTCTGTCGAAGGAGCATCTAACATATTTCCCTGACCAAAGTTGCTTCCTACAACATTAATATTATTGATTCCGCCTTGGGCACCGCCGAAACCAAGCGTCGACGTGACACCAGTTTGCTGCTGTGGACGGAAACTCAGAGCACCGCCTCGACCTTTAGAAGTTGTGCTGAACGACAAATTGGGGTTAAGACCAAGAAAGCCTTTGCCATCTTCGTCGTCTTTAAATAATCCAGCCAGGTCGATACCAAATAAACGTCCAGCTGTACGAAGACCAGAGCTAGTCATTCTCAGACTTAATTACATATACTTCAATTTAGCTGTTTTTTAGCCAATAGCGACTGATATCGAAACCAGGACCACAGACTGATTTTAATGTTCTAGAAATTCTTGATGCTTCCTCGTAATCTTTAAATCGTTTTGCTTTTTCTCTATTTTTTGTGTATGAACAGAGTAATTTCTTTTTCGTATTAAGGCAGTCCAAAACGAACTCGTCGTTACGAGTCACAATCCATACTTCTCTAAAACTGAGAAGTGGCATAGCGCTTCGCTGCTCATCTGTATACAATCTTCCTGTTAACTTACACTCTGATGCCTTATCTGTCTTTTTAATTTTTTGTGTTTTAACTTTTACAGTCTCTTGAATGAGACCATTTTCTTTAAGAGTTTTATTTAATTTTCTAGCTGCGTTTGCTGCGACTAAAGGTTTTTCATAAAACTCTTTAGTCATAATCATGCACTTATCGGTTTTGACGCACCCGACATATCCGCTGTCGGTCTTAGCAGTAAAGACGTCGCGTTTCTCGTCTTCGGGAAGCCAAACAGTAATCAAATTCATTTTTCAGCCCAGGAGTCTCCGACGTTTGCGTCGCATTTAACGGGAACTTTACTCAAAACGGATTCAGCTGCAAGTTTCATTTCGGTCTCAAGCACTTCTTTGAAGTGGTCTGCTTTACTCTCTTTGGCTTCGAAAATTAATTCGTCGTGCACTGTGGCAATGGGACGGAAATCATCGCTTACTAATTTTCCTAGGCGGGCGATTGCAAGCTTCAGTATGTCCGCCCCTGCTCCCTGAATCAGGGTATTGGCGCAGGTGGTCATGGCCGCGTCGTCGTAACTCAGCAACCTTCTCCTCCCAATAGGTGTCCTGACATAAGTCCAGCCGTCCTGAACCATAGCGTTTCGTTCTCGGTGCCATTCTTTGAGTCGCGGGTAGGCACGGTGGAAACCTGAATGAGCCACCTTAGCCTCAGATAATGAAATGATGTTACCTGAACTAGCAGCATATGTTTTGTATTTTTTGAAACCCATGCCATACAGCAACGCGAAGTTCAGGGTCTTTCCCATCTGACGCTGCGACTTTTCCACCTTGTCGATTGGCACATGGTAGATCAGGCTTGCAGTAAGAGAGTGCAGGTCTGCCCCTTCTTGAAAAGCTTGGATCATTTGAGGGATGCCGATGAGCTCAGCCGCTAGCCGAAGCTCGATCTGGGAATAGTCCGCAATAACAAACTTGAATCCATCTGACGGAACAAAGCACTCTCTAAATTCTTTGTCTCTCGGTACTTGTTGAATATTGATTCCCCACGATTCTTTTTTCTTATTACCTGTAACTCGTTTTGCTCCGGAGCTTGTGAAGCGTCCGCTGTTTGCTCCGTACGAGTTGTAACCGCTGTGCATTCTCGAGGACACAGGGTTGATGTTGGTCAGAATTTTTTCAACGTGCGCTAAGGCAGTCTCAAGTTTGGTTCGTTTTCGTAGGAGGTTGAGTGTTTCGTCGTCGCTATCGAATTCGCTTAATGCAACCTGAGACAGCGTTTGCTTTCCAGTTCTAGCGTCAGTTGGTAAAGCAGTGCCGATCTGATTGAAGCATCGGACGCATTGTGCATTAGATCCAGGATTGAACTCCTTTTTGGCGTTCTTTCCAATGGCGATAGACCCGTCAGCCCTCCGTGGGAGTTTAAATTCATCGGAAAGACGATTATCAAGGGACTCACAAAATAATCTAGTAGCTGTGTCAAGCTCCTGCTGTTTTAGATGCTGTAGAGCTCTTACTTTACTGACATCTACACCGAAACCATAGTGACACATCAGTGCCACAGGGCGGATTACCTGACTCTCGAGAGTGTAGACCTCAAGCAGGTTCTCAGCCGCAAGCTCGTTCAGCTGAAGACCAGCGATTTTAGGGAGGATGTCTACGTCTCTAGCTGCATATTCAATTTGATCCAAAGACAATTCCTCAGCACTCCAATCCGAAACTTGTTGTTCTTTGGAGATTTCAATTTCTAATCTTCTTGCGACTACAGCTTTGAGAGAGCAGCTGACGTCGCCAAAGAAAACCTTTTCAGTTTTGGGGCTGACTTTCTTTTCTTTATAACCTGAGCGAAGGCACCGCTCAGCGATAAAAGTATCGAATATTTTTTTCTTGAAATCAATTCCGAGCTTCAGGAAAAACTGTAAGTCGAAGTTGGCGTTATGGAATAGAAGCATCTGGCGTGACTCTATGAGTGCTTTCAGACCATCGATGTCTTT